GAAAAAAACCGCACTACTAGAAGCCTTAGAAAAAAGCTTAGGCGTAGTAACTACTGCCTGTAAACAAGCTGGTATAACTAGGCGCACCTATTACGACTGGATAGCTAAAGACAAAGCGTTTAAAGACGCTGTAGACGATATAGGCAACGTAGCCCTGGACTTTGCAGAAAGTAAACTACATAGCCTTATAAGGGACGAAAACCCTACAGCTATTATATTCTACCTAAAGACAAAAGGTAAGAAACGCGGCTATATAGAACGCCAAGAGATAGCCCACGACGGTAGTATAGAAAGCAAGCTAATCGAATGGAAGCCAGCAGACAAAAAGTAACAGAAAGCTGTAATATACAATTTTACCAAACCCTTAATAGTAAAGCTAGAATAAAAATACACCAGGGCGGTACTAGAAGCGGTAAAACATTTGCAGTATGTCAATACCTAGTATACCGTATTACAACAGCTAAGAAGCCGCTTACTATTGATATAGTACGTAAGACGCTACCAGCTATTAAAGGGTCTGTACAGCGCGACCTAATAGGAATACTACAGCGCCTAGGTATCTACTACAAAGGCGTACATAACAAAAGCGAAAACACCTTTACTTATAACGGCTGTACTATATCGTTTCTGTCTGTAGACGAACCACAGAAAATACGCGGTAGAAAGCGCGCTATATGTTTTATTAACGAAGCTAACGAACTGCACTACGAAGACTTTAGACAGCTGAATATGCGTACGACAGAACAGCTTATAATTGACTTCAACCCTTCTGACCCTGTACACTGGCTATATACTGAACTAATAGATATAGAACGCGACGACGTCGAAACGTGGATAACAACCTATAAGGATAACAACTTTCTACCAGCAGAACTAGTACGCGAAATAGAACTACTAAGGGAACGCGACCCAGACTACTGGCGCGTCTTTGGCGAAGGCCAGCGCGCAGTGTTTAGTAGCCGCCAGATATTCCAGAACTGGACCCAGATACCATACGCTGAATTCCCAGACTTAGACTACCACTTAGGCTTAGACTTTGGCTTTACGAACGACCCTACAGCTATACTTAAAGTAGCTAAGAAAGGTAACAAGCTATACGTACACGAACTACTATATAAGACTGGCTACACTAACCGCGATATAGCCGACTTTCTAAAGGCGCAAGGATTAAACCATACGCTTACATTTTGCGATAGCGCCGAACCTAAAAGTATTGTAGAACTTAAACAAATGGACTGTATGGCTAAGCCAGCTGTAAAGGGCGCTGGTAGTATAACCGCTGGTATAAGTCTACTAAAGGAATTCGACGTAATAATAAGCCAAGAAAGTACTAACCTAATCAAAGAACAACAGAACTACTACTGGCAGCAGCTAAAGGACGGTACGGTAATAAATACGCCAATAGATAAGCATAACCACTTATGCGATGCGCTGCGCTACAGTACATATAGTTTATATAAGAACCGTAACGACTTTTTTGTAATTTAAAAATAGTAAATTTGTAAAAAATTAAGTATGGCTAGCCTATTAGACAGAATTTCAAAACTTATAACAAAGAACGCCCAACAGACAGCAGCCGAATATAACCGCGCTATATACCAGTACTTAGGCGAAAGTATTTTATGGAACCCAGAAAACGACAGAAGCTATATAGACGAAGGCTACCGTAAGAACGCTACAGTATATTCGCTGGTAAACATTATTACCAAGGCGGCTACTACTATACCATTCCAAGTGTACGAAAAACAAAGCGACAACGACTTAAAACGCTATAAGGCGCTAACAAGTGGCACGCTAGATAGCAGCACTATGTACCAGGCTAAGATGCTACAGAAGAACGCGCTAGTAGAAGTTAAAGACACCGCACTACACCAACTGCTAGACAGACCAAACGCGGCGCAGTCTTATAACAGCTGGCTAACTGAACTAATAGCCTTTGGTAAACTAACTGGTAACCGTTACGTTTACGGTATAGGTCCAGACAGTGGACCCAGCCAAGGTAAGTATACTGAACTATATGTATTGCCTAGTCAAGTAGTAGAAATAGTAAGTAATGGTATTATGCAGCCAGTAAAAGAATACCGTATAGAATATAACGGTAACTACGCTATGCCAGCCGACTGCGTACTACACATAAAAGACTTTAACCCATACTACGACGGTACAGGCAGCCACTTATACGGTCAAAGCCCACTACGCGCTGGTCTTAGAAGTTTAACAACAAATAACGAAGCTGTGACTACAGGGGTTAAATATCTACAGAACCAGACCGCTAGGGGTGTACTTATGTCCGAAGAAGGCGACCTAAACGAAGTACAGGCGCAACAGTTAAAGGATAAATTTAGACAGCAGTACCAAGGTAGTAACAATGGCGGCGACGTTATTATAACACCTAAGAAACTTAGCTGGGTTAACTTTGGCCTAAACGCTGCGGACGTTTCACTAATAGAACAGTACAACGCGTCTATAAAAGATATTTGTAACATATTTAACGTACCTGTACAGCTGCTGAACAATACAGAAGCCAGCACGTATAACAATATGAAGGAAGCCAAAAAGGCTTTATACCAAAACGCTGTAATACCAGAACTAGTAAAACTACGCGACGAACTGAACCGCTGGTTAGTACCTATGTACGGCGACAACCTATACCTAGACTTTGACTTTACAAGTATACCAGAACTACAGGAAGAGAACGACAAAGTAGTACAACAGCTTAGCGCTGCCTGGTGGGTTACACCAAACGAAAAACGCGCCGTTATGAATTACGGTAAGGACGAAGACACGCCAGCTATGGACGACTACTATATACCTAGTAACCTACTACCAGTAAGTAACCAGGACATAGAAATACCAGAACCAGCGCCTATGGCTGTAGATATTGAAGAAGAAAAAAGGCTAATCAAAGAAGCGCTGTATAGTATAGAAGTGAAAGCCGAAGTACCAGGAATGACAGACGTATATACTACAGAAGAAGAAGCCCTGGCACGCGCCGAAGAACTAGGCGGTAGTGGTACACACCAGCATACTTTTGACGGCGAAGAAGTATATATGCCTTTTGACACCCACGCAGAATACGAAACGGCTATAGCTGAAAGCAAAGACGAAATAAGCGACAGGCTAAACGCTGCACTAGAAAAAAAAACTAACGACCATAACGAAGAAGTAGGCGACGACGAAAGCAAGCGTACTACTGTAGGTACACTATACGAAGTATATAAACGCGGGGTAGGCGCTTACAGAAATAACCCAGATAGCGTTAGACCAACAGTACAAAGCCCAGAACAGTGGGCTATGGCGCGCGTAAATAGTTATTTGTATGCGCTTAAAAATGGTAAGTTTAAAGGTGGCAAACACGATACAGACCTACTACCAGAAGCCCACCCAGAAAGCAGTAAAGAAACTAGCAAAGCAGAAAGCTACGACGACTACCCACAGGCCGCTACTAACAACGCTAAGCGTATGCTAGGCTGGATAGACAAATACGGTAGGGACATAGTAACCGCTGGGACGAACGTAGGGTTAGCTAGGGCGCAGCAACTAAGCAGCCGCGAACCAATTAGCTTAGATGTTTTAAAGCGCACTAGAAGCTATTTAGAACGCGCCAAAACGTACAGTACTGTAGACGATAAACTAAAAGACGAACCCTGGCTAGATAACGGTTTTGTAGCTTACAACTTATGGGGCGGCGAAGCTATGCGAGTATATGCAAACAAGAAGCTAGCCGAACTAGAAGACAATGCCTAAACAACTGCTAAGTAAACAGTTTAAGCAAGTCTGGCAAACGTCCGTAGAACGCGAACGCGGTAAAATGGAACGCCAGTACATAGCTAAGCTACGCAAATGGTATAACGCCGAATACGCTAAAGGCGTCCAGCAGTTTGTAGACGAAGGGCGTATAATAGTACAGGGCTTATTCCCTGTAGCTTTTTTGTCTAAATTCTACGAAGAATACTACGAAGAAACAGGGCTACACTTTGCGAACTGGTATTTTAAGAACTATAAGAAGTTTACTAAAAAAGAAAGCGCCGACCAATACCAGAACCAATGGCGCACAAGTTTTGCTAGCTATGGCGCTGCGGTAGCTAAAACAAACGTAACACTAGTACAGGGTACAGCTTTAAAAACCCTTATAGCCCTTACAACTAAACTAAGCCGCGATTCAGAATTTATGGCTGTAGGCGCAGCTGAACAAGCGCGTATATTACGGCGCCAATTCGACGGCTATAGTAAGTACCAAGCCGAACGCTTTATACGTACAGAAACTACCGCTATAAGTAATAAGGCTATACTAGAAAGCGCTACTACTATATTCCCAAAAGACCAACTACAAAAGGAATGGTCTACTAGCCGCGACGGACGCGAACGCGATAGCCACGCAAGGGCAGACGGCCAGACAGTACCTTTTAATCAGCCCTTTATAGTGCAAGGCGAAGAACTAATGGAACCAGGCGACAGACGCGGCAGCGCTAGTAACGTAATTAACTGTAGATGCGCCGCTATACCAGTACCTATAAAAGACGCTGTAGCTGTAGAAGGCTTAGAAAATATAGGCGTACAGTTAGCTGGCGAAAACCTAACAGGTGGACTAACCGCCGCAGACGTAGCAAGTATAGCGGCAACTATAGGCGCACCAAAACCAAAACCTAAGCCAAGGTACAGCGGACCGAACCAAGGCAAAGGCGAACCACTAGGCGACTACTTAGAACGTACAGAACACCCAGCACTAGACCAGTATAATCAGTTAAAGAAATTAGAAGCCCAGGGTTTTATTATAGGCGATAAAGAACTAGATATACTAAAAGAAGTAACTGAAAGTGTACCTATTACTTTAAAAGAAGGTTTTAGTACACAGGCTAGATATTCGCTTAGACGCGGCGGCGGCGCTACAGATGTAAAAGTACTAGATATTAACATAGACCCTAAACTATACCCTAAAAATAGCAGACTTTTTACAGACGCTATAGTACACGAAATAGGACACCAGCTACATTTTCAACGTAAATGGCTAGGACGTAAGGGCGTAGGTAATGCTACGGTAAATAGATTATTTAAAAAATACGAACGCCTAGTAGGTTATAAACCTAATTACGATACTGAAAAACTAGACCGAATAGGAGGTCTTTTATATACTATGCGAGTAGAACGCGCAGAAATAATGCGTAAATATAAACTTACGGAAGCTGAATTTAGACAGTATAGAACTAACGTACGCGACTTTTTTGGCGCAATAACTAAAGAAACTGTAGGCGGTGGACACGGCGCTAGTTATTATACTGGACCAGCTATACAGCGCGCTGAATTTATAGCGCATATAGCAGAAAATTTTTACCACGGTAACCCACTATTTAAGCACTACTTCTCAGAAATATACGAAGACACTAAAAAGATGTGGCTAGAACTTTTAAAAAGCTAACAAATGGACGAATACTTTAGACTAATAGACAAATACATAAAAGCTAACCCAGAAGCTGAAAACCCAGAAAACTACGCAGTTTATTTAAGTTTAGAAGAACATATACAAATGCTTAAAAAAGCGTTAAAAGAAAACTTACTATTTACTTACATAAAAGGCGACGAAAACACCCTAGACGGTGGCGAAGTAACACTAATAAAAAAACCGTAAATTTGTACAAATTATTCTAATATGAGTATTTTATTTAAAAGCGCGCCACTAGGCGAACTAGTAGACGCTGACGAAAAAAAGGGTATTGTAAAAGGGTACGCTAGCTACTTTAATAATAAAGATAGCGACAGCGATATTATACGCCCTGGTGCATACGCCAAGACGATTAAAGAAAACGGACACCGCGTAAAATACTTATACCAGCACAATATGGCGCAGCCACTAGGTAAAATGGTAGAACTAGTAGAAGACGAAAAAGGTTTAATGTTTACAGCTGAAATAGCCAAGACTACACTAGGTAACGACGTTATCGAACTAATGAAAGCTGGCGTAATTACTGAAAACAGCGTAGGTATTCTACCAATGCAAAAGGAAAACAAAATGGACTACCGCGAAATAACGGAAGTAAAGCTATACGAAGTAAGCGCCGTAACACTAGCGGCTAACGACCAAGCTAAAATACTAGACGTTAAAGGCGAAAAAGCCCAGGAAAATATTTTAAAAAGATACGATGCACTAGCTAAACTTGTACGCAAAGGCGATATAAGCGACGAGCTGGGCTACTGTATCGAAGCCGAACTACTAAAACTAAAAGGTTTATTCTCTAAAGCTACTGCGCCGTCTATTGACACGCAGCCAGTGGATAACAGCCAAGCGGTTTTCGAGTATTTAATAAATAAACTTAATAATTAACTTTTTTAATTTTTCTATAATGGAAGATAACACCAAAAAACACCTAGACCAATTAGGCGACGTAATCGACGCTAAACTGGAAAAGGCTTACGGACAAGCGCTAGA